CGAAGACCACCTTCTAGGTGGTTTGGAGACCGGCCTCTCTTCTTTCTCTGGCCCTCTAACGAGGTCATCCAGGGGAAGCAAATTGCCCATATTTCTACGGGGAATTTGGCAGAGGATATTCGATGATTCAGGAGTTCTGTTGTCCGAACCCTGCATTGATTCGATAGCCTTCCTTAGGCAGTTTTGCTGCCTGTGGAAGTCCCTCTTCGAAGTGTGCTCCGAGGTTCGCGTTGAAAACGCTATCAAGGAGTACCAAAACGATGAGGCGTCGATCAAAGATCCCTCCCTCCACTGGCGTGGGGAAGAGATCAATCTTGACAGGCTCCAAGAAATCAGCTTTCCTGAAGGTTACAGTAGTAATACTATTCCTTCTGTACAGCTTGATTTCTGGGGGGACGGAGCATCCGCTCCGACATCTCGTCACGATAATTCGCTACTTGTAGTTCTCCAACTCGTTTCCGATGCTTACGCAAAGGAAATCGAGTCAAGGCTCAATAGCGATGCAGGTGCCATCCTCGACGAAGACCAGTCTGACTGGTTTGAGGAAGGTTCATTCGGTCCTGGCCCTGGCAGTATTGCCAACGGTTTGTTCAAGAAAGATAAGTTTCTTTTCGAGAACTGGCCGTCCAGATTGGAGGCTAGGTTTCCATACCATTTAGTAACTGGAGGGTATTCCACCCCTAGGTTACTCTTAAAAGATACTCTTAGGGCGAGCAAATTGCTTGCTGTCCCTAAGACGTCTTCTAAGCCTAGACTCATTTGTAGTGAGCCTAATGAAATGATGTGGACACAACAGCATGTTTGGAAGTGGCTTCGCAGGGATCTTGGAAGTCTTGGGTCATACATTGACTTTGGACGACAAGATCTTTCCCGTGATCTAGCTAGGATCGGAAGTATCGATAAGTCTCTCTCTACGATTGACTTAAAGAGCGCTTCTGATCTTCTTTCCTTGCATGCCCTTGAAAGGGCTTTCAGGAATTCGCCAGAGTTCTTGAAGCTTGTTCACTCCACTAGAACACCACTGGTGGTTTACCCAACAGGAGATATCCAATGGAAAAACAAGGCCTTCACACAGGGAACTGCACTCACTTTTCCAGTCCAGACAATAGTCTTTACTCTAGTCGCGCTTTCCGCTACTCTGCTCTACTATTTAGAGCAGCGCTGCGGGACTCTCGATCTAGAATTGACTGGAATGAACGATACGGATTCTCTTCTCGGTCTAAGATCAGAGAAGCAATACGTATCGACGCTCAACGACTTGATAGCCATTTGGAATCCATCTTCTCTGAAGAAGCATGGGAACTTAGGGCTAAAATCGCCAATTTTGGCGAATATTTGTCGAAACAGCGTGAGAGTGTTCGGGGACGATATTATCGTCCCTTCGTCCTGCTTCAGCAACACGGCGAGATTACTTTCCCTGATTGGCTTACGGGTGAATACTAATAAAAGCTTCACCAGTGGTTATTTCAGAGAAAGTTGTGGTGGCGACTACTACAAG